ATGGTGGGTTTTTTATTATACAACCCGTAAACTACTTAATAGCATTCTCTGAAAGGAATCTTCCATATTCCTCACAGAAGGTATAGGACCTTTTGGTTTTTGGCTCTTGGTTGAACTGATATTCGTATTGTTTGTAATCTGTGCAGTCGTAACCGATTCTGGTGTGCTTGGTAAATTCAATTCTAAATTTTCACTGGTTACGGCATTTAGTTTACTGGTTGTTTTTGGATTGGACATTTGTTCACTTGGTGCTGGTGTTTCTGTTGGTGTCACCGCTTGTGGTGTTGTGTCAACTGGTGTGGCAGTTTGATTTAATGTCAGAATTTCTTTCTTTACTCTATCTCTTTCCATTTTATAATCTTCAACAGCTTCTAGAGCACCGGGTCCTCTTTCGGCAAAACCTTTCAATTGAACGTTGTTTAATGGTTCACTTTCATTATAACTGAATTGATAATTTTTTATTTCTGCCATTGTTCTGTCATATTCAGGTAATTTTTTCTGACGATCCATTTCATCTTTAGCGCCAGCTAAACCACCAACCTTTTCTGCTTGATTCAGGCCTTTACTTAAATCAGAATCTGCGGCTTCATAACCAGAAGGATCTTTTAACATTTTCCAAAACGCCCATGCGGTAATTGCTCCGGCTGCAAGACCCATCAATCCTAATCCAAGAGGACTAATCAAAAAAGTACCTAATTTTGCTAAAAGTTTTAAAGGTCCAAGTGGACCCAAACTAAATGCCGACAACACACCTTTAATCAGAGTGCTTATGCCATCAATAACTGACATAACACCTTTGATCGCATCACCAATCAAACCAGTTACTATTCCCAAAATAGTTGATAATAAACCAGAACCATTATCGGCCTTTGTTGCTGTTGCTGTAGTAGTTGATGTTTGTTTTTTTCCTGTAATAGCTTCAATCAAAGCTTTGTGCCTTCTTTCTCTTTCTAATTCTTGTTCTTCTTTAAAATTGCCTTCTCTTGCTCTACGTTCAGTATCATTGTCGTTTGTTGTTTTTAGTAATGTGTATATCTTAGAAAGAATATCCATCACATTATTATCAGAATCCAACGTGTCTATTTTTGTGGCTGTAGCACCAACTTCTTTTGCTTTTTTGGTACCAGAAAAATATTGAATATCTTGTTGGGTTCTACCGAGCATGCTACCAAGTAAAGCAGGTGCAAATTTAGAACCACCGGTCATAAACTTGGCAATATTTAATGGATCAAATTTCTCACTAAAACCTTTAGACCTTGCTTTAGATTTATCAGATAGTGTTGCTTTTATGGCTGAACCTACGCCTTGACCTTCCGACAATTTTTCAGTCAGATATGAAATATAAGATTTTTCTCTTATCTTTTTGGCTTCTTGATAGTTCATGTTGATCTAGCTTTCTTAATCAGAGGATTGGTATCATCCTCTTTTTCTGGCACATTACTGGCCGTTGTTTTATTACTTATATTGGTATTATTTACACTTTTACTGGTTGCTGGAGATTCCTGAAAAGATTTCTTTAATCCCATGTTCTCTTTTGTTTCTGAATCAATTTTATTACCTGACGATACAGGCGGAACAGCAGTAGATTTATTACCTTGCATATTTTTTAATCGGTCAGCGTCTAATGCGGCACCTACTTGTTCAGGAGAATTATGAGCTACGTTACCCCCAATACCAGAATAATATGAATCACCTTTTTTTAATTTTTTCTTGCCAACGTCCATATCATATGGTATACCAACAGAAGCAAACTCTTTAGCTAATTCTAATATTGCACCATCTCGGTCATCACTTCGACCTTTTACATATGCATCTACTTTTTTTCGATTTTGACCAATTAATCCATTAGCAAATAACATATCTTGTGTGGCTGGATCCAAATAAGTTGTTTCTGGATCTATTTTTAATTTTTCAATTAAACCTTTCATAGTACCAGGAATTATTTGATATTTACCCACAGCAAAAAGTCTATCAGGATCACCTTGTTTTAATGCACCTCGCCTCAAATATTCAGAGATGGTCATGTTACTAAAATCAATAGGCTTATCTGACGGAATCATTTTATTACCAACAGTACCTTTGTTGTACGCATTATAACCGGCTTTGCCGCTTTCATATTTTGATATGTTGGCCGCAAGAGATTCTTTACCAACTAAAGCGGCAGTACCAGCAAGTGCACCGCCAACCAATATTGCAGCACCACCGATTTTGCCAGCAGTAGGTGGTTTAGGTGCTGGTGCTGTGGGTGTAGGTTTAGGTGCTGGTGCTGTGGGTGTAGGTTTAGGTGCTGGTGCTGTGGGTGTAGGTTTAGGTGCAGATACAGTTGGCTTAGTTACTTCTTTTGGAGGTGTAACGGGTTCTCCTTTGGCTTTATCTAACTGATCAGTTTTCTTTTTTTGTTTGCCGATCTCTTTACCGGCATCATCTAATTTTTTTGTTTGTTTTTTTGTTGGCTTAGCTTTTTTTCTGGTAGTCAACGCTTCAATGAGGGCCTGATTTCTACGATTTTCTTCAGATTCAATTTCTTCTTGTTGGTTTTCTCTTTGTTCTAATTCTAATTTTCTATCGTTTTCAATTTTAACAAACAAATCATATATTTGACCAAGATATTGAACTACAGATCCAGAATCAACAGAAGAACTTTTTATTCCTTGATAATCTCGTGGCTTTTTGCCGGTAAAAAAACCAATATCTCGTTTACTTCTTCCTGTTAAAGCACCAAGAAAAGCAGGTGCAAATTTAGAACCACCAGTTACAACTCTGGCGATGTTTAGTGGATCAAAGCGTTGTTTAATGCCGGTAAAAGTTGCTTTTGTTCTATCAGAAATGGAACTTCCAATGGCAGCACCCGTGCCCATACCCGATGATAACCTTTCGGTCATCATAGACATTAAACCTTTTTTTCTGATGTCTTTGGCTTTAAAATAGTCCATTTACTTTTTTCTTTGTCTTTCTCGTATCTTTTGGTTTTCTTCTTCAATATACGCAATCAACATAGAAACGTAAATGTCCCGTTCCCAAGGCATCATATTTTCAAGCTCTGACAAACTATACTTGTGGTGTTGTATCAATGAAAAGTTTGTCTTGTAATAATTACTCAGATTGTCATGACGAAAAATTAGCCGAAAAAATTTTCTAGGCCTTCTACTTCTATTTTATGGTGAAACCCACACTTTGAGCAATCAATTTCAACTGTTTGTTTTAAACTTGGCAAATTATTAAAAAAATTCTCTACCTTGGCAAACTGTGATTGATTCATGCCTTCCACAAACTCTAACATTTCACCTGGTTGTGCTTCTGCTGAGTAATAGAATTGTTCACCATCATAGATATACTCTATAGAACTGGCAATCATATTAAATGTGGTTTCAGTAATATTATTATACTTCAATGAATCTTGAACTATGTTGAACTCTGGATATTTTAATTTGATTGAGATTGTGTCGGTCAACTGAATTTCATCAGAAACACCTTCTTTGCGTTCAACCTGTAAATCTAATAGATTGATTTCTTTTTCCATTAAATTACCACATACTTTATCTTCAACTTCATTATTGCACTTATATTTTGATTCAACAACCTCACCTACTGATTTAGCACGTAAGTTAACAAAATAATATTCAACATCAATGATGGGTAATTTTTCAATATCGACACCTTCCGTTAAGGTACAATTATAAAGGATATCTTTTACATTTTGGTGAATTGTGGATGTTTCATTCGATTCAACTGCCATCAAAAGGTTTCTTTGTTCTTTAACCAAAAATGGTCTGTATTTAATTTTCTTTTTAGATAACGGCAATTCTATTTCATATGTCGGCACATCAAGTTTTGGTAAAGCCATAATTTATCTCCTTATAAAATCACTTAAAAATACTTCTTTGTATGTTATTCACTATTGATTGACCAGCTGCACTTACAGCACCTTGAGCGTTTCCACCTAAACCACCAACCACATCAGAAAAATTGGCCAAGCCAGCATCGACCAATTCCATACCAAATGATTGTAGAGAATTATTACTCCAACGAGTGTATGCAAAAGTTACTGAAAGCTTGTGTGGGTTATCGGATGACCAATCTAAATCTAATTGATTCATTGAAATTGGAAACGCATCAAACAAATTAACAGAATATGATACTTTGTTTTCTACATCATATTGATTAATCTGTATTGTCGTGGAATAATCACCCTTGTATCTAAAATTATAATTGTATGTTGGATTAATAAAATTCATCCAAGCATCAAAGAATATTTTTTGTTGCATATCACCATCAACAATAAAAGTTAAATCCATGTCGTTATAACCAGTCAGATATGGATACTTCTCAACAGGATTAGATCCAATTTTTTGTTCTACTGTCATTAAACTTCTACCTGGCAAATTAGCATTCTCACAACGGTACACTAAATTTCTAGCCGATTTGATATATGGTATTAAAGTTAAAGGAATAGGAATGTTCACATCAAACCTATTTGCTCTCGCTAGGTCTTTTGTGAAACTGGATTTAAAATCGTTAATGGTACCTGGCATTTAACTTTTCCTTATTTCTTCTAATGAATCTTGCCAAACTTCATTTACCGAAGCCTTTTTAAACTGGTGAATAGGCAAGTATGCCGCAATATCCCATTCATTTGGTTGTACGGCAAGTATTTTTGACTGAATATGACCATGTAAATACTTCTTCAAGCATGGCCGAAACTCTCTATAACGCTTGGAGGCGTTTAAAATATCGTAGCTGACTCTCATACGCATAATATCATTATTGCCGTCAAGGATGGCGTAATCCATCAGTTTATCCAAAAGCGTGATTCGGTATTTTACCGGTAGATAATGTAGGTTTAAACCGAGAAAACCATCTTTATATTTTTCCAATACCAAAACCAAAGGAAAGCGGTCATAATATGGTATATCTTTTTTCGTTTTAGGATCATAATAAAAATAATATAATCCACCAGTCACAAAACGATTTCTTTTTCTAAAAGCTTCGTTATTGATTGTTGATGGTATTCCTGAAGGATTTCTCAACTCAGCAATCT